GGCCACTTTCGCGTCGGTGTCCCACTTGACCTGTTCCCACAAAAGCTCGATGCGCTCGTGGCAATGCGGGCAGGCGAGCATGAATTTTTCCTGCGTGCCTTTCTGGTATTCCTGCCAGATCGCACCGTCCGGCGTGGTGGGTGTGCTGGTCTTGACGCGAAGCGCGCCGACGAAGGACTTGGTGCGGTTCTCTGCGAGGAAAAGCGCGGAGGTTTCTTGGTCGGTCTCGCGTGCGAATTTGTCCACCTCGTCCATGAGCAAGAGTCCGGCGGGGCGGCTGGCGAGGTTTGCCGGGGAGTTGCTGCCGACGAAGACGAGCGAGCACCGCGAAAAATGCTGCTCGAGGTTTTTGAATCGGTGCCGGTCCGCTGGCTTCTGAGCGGCGAGCGTGGCGCTGTCGTCGAAGAGCGGGAGCCAGCGCGTCTCGGAGAACGATCGCGCGAGGCCTTCGGTGGGCATGACCCAAACGACCGGCTGCGGCTTGTTCACGATCCGCCAGGCCGTGCCTGCTTGCACCATCGTGGTCTTGCCGGTCTGCGTCCCAAAGACGAGCACGAGGTCGGAGACATCGACATCGCCGAAACACTCAAGCGGCTCGCGGAGGTAGGGCGTGAGGCGGGTCGAAAATGCTCCCGGCATCTGCGTCTGCCGCTCGCTCAAGATGACCTCGTCAGCGCACCACTCAGTCACGGTGCGCCGGTCAATCGGCGCGTAGATCGAGCGCAGGTGTTCGCGTAGGGCTTCGGCGGCGGGGGTCATGCGAGGCGCTTGGGTTCTTTGCCGGTGGCGTCGGCCCAACGTTGGATCGCCACGGCGACATAGGCGGGGCTGATTTCGATGGCACGGCATTTGCGGCCAAGCTGCTCGCACGCCATGATGGTGGTGCCGGAGCCGCTGAAGGGTTCGTATGCGAGGCCGGGCCATGCCGATATAATAAAAGCCGGAAGCTGTGGAGGGAAAATGGCTGGATGGTCAATGTCGTGGCCGCCAGTCATTCTGTTTATCCTGACAATGGAATCTGGTATTTTGCTTGATTGAGCAGACGCGTCAGGAGAAGAAAATTTCCGACATATGCCGTCCTTTCCGCGCATTGTAGATGCTCCTGTTTTTCTTGCTTTTATGTTTTCCGGCTTTTTGTCCAGAACCTTTCCAGCCCTGATTGCCGACTTGTTGAAGTGGAAAATGAATTCATGCGAAGGCGCAAACCTGCCATTCCAATCTCCTGGCAGTCCGAATCCCTGATCCCACACATACCAACCGAACCGACGCCACCCTTTATCACGCATCCAATCAATCCACTTTTCCCAATACGGAATCCACTCGCCCTCGCTGTGAATCAAACCAAGATTCACAAGCACCTGCCCAGCTTCAGACATAGGCAGCGCACCAAAGACGCCGCGCATCAGTTCGTCCCAATCAGAAACTTTTTCCGTCGCGGCGTCGCGGTAGTCGCGCTGCTGTCCGTAGGGCGGTGACGTAAAACAAATGTCCGCGCGCTCGCCTTTCATCAGCGCGCCCACATCCTTCTCGCTCGTTGAATCCCCACACAGCAACCGATGCTCGCCCAACTCCCAAAGCTGGCCCGTCTCCACGCCCCACTTGGCGCGGAGTTCTTCGGCTTTGTCGATCTGTGCTTCGGCGTCGGCGTCTGATTTTTCAGGTTCGTCCTCCATATCGAGGTCGGCAAGGTCTTCAGCGCCGAACCCAATCGCTTCGAGGTCAACATCCAGTTCTCCAAGGTCCGCCAGCTCGAGCTTAAGCATTTCTTCATCCCACCCACCGCCGATCTCCGCGAGGCGGTTGTCGGCGAGGATGTAGGCTCGGCGCTGCGTGTCGGTGAGGTGGCCGAGGCGGATGCAGGGGACGGACTCGAGGGCGAGGGATTGAGCGGCGAGCACGCGACCGTGACCGGCGATGATGCCATTGTCCTTGTCGATGAGGACGGGGTTGGTAAAGCCGAATTCTTTTATACTTCCGCACAACTTTGAGATTTGAGCGGCGTCGTGCTTTTTCGCGTTATTTTTATATGGCGCCAAATCCGAAGGCTTCAAATGCTCAACAACAATATTTGACAACGTTTCTTTTTTTGTGTTTTCTTTCATATATGACAAATGGATTTTGTGAATGTGGGTGTGGTGGACAAGCCAATAAAGGAAAAAGGTTTATTTCTGGTCACAACGGTAGAGGCAGAAGAAAAAAATATGCTGAGCATGAATGCAGAAATTGCGGCGGGATTTTTGCTACTCGGCCACATATTAAGCAGAGAGTTTTTTGCTCTATTGATTGTCGAGATGGGTTTAGAAAAAAACTCACTGGCAGCAAAAACCCGATGTATAACAGGGCCGAAATGCCATGCAAAAATTGCGGTAAGTCTATGCAAGTCACTTCCGCCTATTTGCAAGGAAAGAAGGTTGGCTATTGCTCTAAAGAATGCGGAAAAGAGGCATTCAAAAAAAAGCTGGCTACAGTAAAACGAACAACTAACAGGAGTGGAAAGCAATCCGCAAGAATTAGAGACGGAGGCAAGTGTGTTATTTGTGGATTCTCCTTTGTCACGGCGGTTCACCACATAATTCCAAAAAGGAACGGAGGAACAGATCGCGTTGAAAACCTTGTCACGCTTTGCCCGAATCATCATTACATGGTCCACGCGAACCTAATTCCTCTTGATGAAATTAAAATTTACGGAAAACCGTTTTCCTATCCAGAAGGGGAAGTTGTTTTGCTTCGGGAAACAGAGAGAAGCTCCGTGCGATTTAGGGGTTAGCATTTTCATATTGCTTTTCGGATGATGGTCGTGAGGTTGTCGGCCCACTCGGCGAGGGTGGCTTCGATGGTTTTCTGCGGTTGGCCGTGAAGCCGGGTGGCGAGGGTCTTGGGCATGACTTCGAGGAGCTGCTTGGCGGTGATGTGCGGGCGGCTCGTGATGTCGCGCGCTTCGTCGTAGAAGAGGGTGATGGCTTCCTGGCGTTGCCAGTCTTTGAAATCCTTCTCGGCCTTGATGCGGTTGTTCCGGCTGGCGATGTAGATTTGGTTCGCCTTGCGGATGTCTTCGACTGAGCCACCGTTGCGCTTGCAGATGACGAGTTCGTTGTAGCCGACCTTCTCGGCAAGGCGGGCGCGGCGGAGGGATTGGCGGGGCGTGTTGTCCTCGTCGTCCGGCTCGGGTGCGCTGTCGTGAACCGGTTGTGGTGGAGGAACTGGCAGAGGCTCGGCAGGCTCTGACACTCTCGGAGGTTCGGCGACCTTTGGGAGTTTCGGCGGAGGTGGCGGTGTGCCGCGTTGCCCACGCTTGGCACGGGGCGGTGCGTTCGATTCACGCCACGCCTGGGCAGCGTCCACGGAGGTCGTGGGCATGCCTTTCTTGACGAGGCGCGATACGACCGACTTGTCGATGCTTAGTGCGTTGCTTAATTCCGTGATGCCCACGGACAATGCAACGATGTCAAACTATGCAACGCTCAGGAAAGCAACGAGCGACTGGCAAACTGCTTGGTTTGCTTGGGGTTATAGGATTCCTATGTGGGGGGGTATTATGCAAAGCTGATCTGGTGAGTGGTTGTAATCCTGTCGCCCTTTTTTCTGTTCTCTGTTTTGTAAAGGGGGCGCAGGTTTGTGAAGTGTGTTGCGATTAACTGTTGATCCATTCGTGAAAGATCAAAAGCAGATAAGGGAATGATGTGGTCTATCTCCCAGATAATACCATGATTGCTCCAACTCATTCCTGGTTTGAATTGCTTTTCGATATGTCTCTTGGCCTGCTCTATTGTGCAGCCAAGATAGGCGCTTGTGTTGCGGGATTTGATCGTGCGTGACGCATTGCAAATACGGTAAACATGGTTTCGCAATTTGTTTTTGATTCGCAAAATGCTGTTCGGTTTAGATTTTTTCCATCGTTTTGCAGCGGCATCTCGACTGCGCTTTCTTTCTCTCTCAAGATTGTTTTGATAGTAAAGAGATTGGGTTGAAAGATCAGGGTTCTTCATCTTTGCAATGATGAGGAATGAGCACTTATCCCAATAGGTATCGACGACGCCTCCCCAGTTATCATTCCACCATTGCTCTCCCGCATCTCTTTGCGCCTTACCGTTTTTAATAGATGCCGCCTTTGTCGCTTGGGATTTTGATAGCGTTGGTAGTGCATTCTCTTTTCTGAATTGGCAAATGGTCGCTCTATCCCTGTTGACCAAATCCCCTGACATCTTACCGGCCATGCCGATGATAGCGTGGCAGGTAGCGCATTTGCGCCACGGTGGGAGTTCTACAAATGCTGGCTTTCCTTTTCTTGCCTTCCCAATCTGAATGACAGCGCAGTTATGAGAGCAATACTTTGCAGCGCTCCTTGGCTTGAATAGCACACCGCAGACGGGGCATGGGGTTGGTTGGA